GCGGAGGGACATCTTACAATAGGCTTGATAAATGGTCTGATTACACTACCGATAAGGCCACCTACGTATTGTCGGCCCTGTTGGGAAATGACCTGAATACCCGTGTAGCCGAACTCGAAAGCTCTACACTGAAATCAGTAGACTGGAGCATTATCGCCAACAAGCCATCAGTCTTTGCACCGGCACCCCATACCCATTTGTGGGCGGACATTACAGATGCTCCTACAACTCTCGCAGGCTACGGAATAACGGATGCAAATATTTCGAATGGGATAATTACATTAGGAGCAAACTCTATCACTCCTTTAACTACTCATCAGAACATCAGCGGAAAAAGCGATATCACCCATACACATACAGTATCTATCAATGGCACAGTCAAGACCATTGCAGCAACGGGAGGAGCAGCAGTTGACCTCGGAACATATCTTACAGCTCATCAGTCCCTAACTGATTACATGACTATCGAACAGACGGGTATCTTTGTTGACGGAAAAATAGGTGCCTTGGACGTTGCGTCTGTCGGAGGGAGTGGAAGCTATATTCAGTCAATTCTAGAGACTGATGGCAAGATTTCGGCTGTAGCAGCCACACTTCCGACAAAACTAAGTCAGTTCACCAATGATCCGGGATTTATCACCTCTTCGGCTTCAATTACAGGAAGCGCACATTCTCTTTCTGTAATTGATACTCGCTCCTCGAATGTTGGACCGGATCTTGGCAATACAGCAGATGGTGTCAGGTTTGATTTCAAGTTTAATAGTCAGGACGGCCTTTCAGATGGCGGAACTTATCATGGCGTATTAACTTTCCAGCAATGGCGTGACGCCAGTGGTGGAGGAACGAGACAGCTTGGATTTACCGACAATGATAATTTATGGATTAGAGGAAGTGGAAGTGCTTTGAGTTCTTATGGAAGTTGGAAATTGTTTCTTAATAGTATTAATTATTCCTCTTACGCGCTTCCCTTGCATGGTACTGCCGATACCGCTTTGAAACTTTATCAAGGGGCTTCATCTGCAAACAGTGCCATGACATTCAACTGGTCAGGACAGACCGGACAGCCATCTTGGTTATGGGGCGGAAATGACGGGACTAATATGTACATTTACAACCCGTCTAATTTCAATGTCGCTTATGCAAGCAATTCGGGAGCACTGTCAGGATATACTGAAAGTTCCTTTTTGAGATATAGAGGTTATCTATCGGATGCATCAAATGCTATGACAGGAATTAATACTACTGATTGGAAGTCTGATAGTGCAAATTACAAAACTCCCTATGGAGATAGTTTGCATATTCAAGGATTTTCATCATGGTATAACCGATTGGATTTTGGAACAAACAGCAGGATATATTTTTGGCAAGCTATCAATCCAAGTAACTTGACTGGTTGCATGAATTATGTAGGAACATTAGCATACACATCTGACAATGTTGCTTCTGCTACCAAACTACAAACACAAAGAACTCTCTGGGGACAGAGTTTTGACGGTACAGGGGATGTAGGTGGAGCATTAACATTCTTAACTGGTTCTAGTGGAATGTATGGTATAAATTATAATACTACTGGTAGTTGGAGAATGTCTCTTATGTCTGAAGGGCAGGAAAGATTGAGCATTATGGATTCAGGTAATGTCGGTATAGGAACAACTGCACCTTCTTACAAATTAGATGTCAACGGTACTTTTCATGCTGCCGGTGCAGCCGTATTTGATTCTGGTCTGACGGTTACGGGCAATATCCTTGCCACGGGAGGTGTAACGGCATATACAACATCTGATCGTCGGTTGAAGAAAAACATAAGACCCCTGGACAGCCTGAGAGTTATCCGCACTCTCGGAGGGACATTCGAGTTTGACTATAGAAAAGATAACAGACACTCAATAGGATTCATCGCACAGAACGTCCGGAAGTCTGAACTATCTGATATTGTCGGAGAGTTGGACGGCTACCTTAGAATTAACTATCTTGATACAAGGCTTATTTCGCTGGCCCTTGGAGCGTCTGTGGAGCTGGACGATGAAGTAACAAGACTGAAAAAGAGAGTCAGTGAACTGGAAAAGGAAGTGGAACGATTAAAAGCAGCATGATATGAGCAACGCAAATGGAATCATAACGGCACCTGTCTCGATTGACGATGTGAAGACAGTGCTGGGAGTATCAAGTAATGACTTAGCTACATTATGTAGTAGTGATAAGATCAATATGTGGTCTAGGTTTAAGCCTATCAACTATAATTGGATTGACCCACTGAATGAGGAATACTTTGAACTTGCAAGGTACGGTATTAAGAATATACCAGTATGGAGTTCAGTCACTGCAATGTTGAGCTGGATTAATAATCCATCTGCAGAAAATGCTCCTGGAAATTTAGCATATAATGCAGCTATGTATCAGTATGATGGACCAAAAGGTGGCATGTCAAGTCCATACAGACTTTCTGATTTCCTGAATTATTTTCATGGATCAAAATCTCCTATAGGTCCATGTCTTTCGAGTAGTGTCGACGAAGCTGAAGATAATACATTTCAAATATCATTTGACCAGGCTAAACATGACACAGGTCATCTGCAGGTAAGACTTTCTGACCTTTCGAATGAACATATTAACTTCAATCAATGCTATTTCGGACTTGCATTTGAGGGTGGTATCGGAACATATATAACTACGACTAACTGGATGTTAACGGATGATAATCTTTATCCGATATTCGATCCTTCAAACCCAGATAACCGTTCTGGAAATGCACTAATTAGGGTTAACGATGCAAATAATTATCTGGCGGATAAGACATGGAAAGTTGTTCCATTTGCCTCCGCCGTGGAAATACAGGGATTAGTAGTACCTAACAATTCAGCTATAGTATGTTCACCATTCCTATCCGCAATCTCTACATTGGTGATTAACAGTAAAGTTAGTAGTAATCCTATCCAGCAGCTGTTGGTTGCTAAAGAGAGTTCAGACGGTACTTCAGTAAACATAACTTATACAATTACTAATAACAAGTCATCAGCTGTAACTGTTAATTCTATCTCAATCCAGGCACTGGATGCACAGCAAAATGTGGTAGGATCCTGGAATGTTACTTTTGGAAACATAGGTAACCATATTAATGCAGGAGCATACATGAATTACTATGATGACATTAATATTAGTAATCCTGCCGTAACAGTAAAGGCAGTGGCTGTAATAGATGGAAGTACCTATACTACTCAGTCAATGGTAATGAAGAATAATTAATTTTAAATAAAATGGAAGTAAAAGTTGAGAAAATCGTTGGATTCAAATCTGGCGTCTCCGGAACAGGAGAAAAGTACAACATGACAGGAAATGTCAGTGTAGATAAAGGAGTAATGACGAATATCGAAGTTGGTATTGTCAAGGACGGTGACGGGAACCAGGTGGCCAGTTTTACTTATTATGGGAGTCTGAGTATTGTTTTCAATACAGATGATAATACTATTATGACGAATGTAATCACGGACATCAATTCTTTCATCGAATATTGTAAAACAAATGCTGCCGGTTTCGGAACTGTAACAGCTTAAAGAAGGGAGGAAAAGATGAAAATATCAACTATCAAGGCAGTTAACGCCTACAAGACACTGAAGGACATCAAAGTCAGCAGCATGAGCGACGAATCCATGCTGTCAGTGTGGAAGAATATCAAAGTTCTCCGGCCCGTATCGGATGAGTACGACAAGAGCGTGGAAGAAACCCGGACGACACTCATGGATGACGATTTCAAGAAGATGCAGATCCGGCTTCAGAAAGTGCAGGATCGTGAGCGGAAGGTTAAGTCCGAAGGCTATGTTATGACGGATGCAGACCGGAAGGAGATCATGGATATTAATGCCTGGTTTTCAGAATGGAACAAAAAAGGTGAAAAATACCTCAAGGACCTCGCAGATAAGGAAATAGATGTAAAGGCAGAAAAGGTAGAGGCCGGAGAGTTATTGAAGGCTTTCAAGAAAAGCGATAAGACCTTTGAGGCAATGACAGAACTTGAATGGTTGACAAAATAACAGATATGTGCCATCCCGTAAATGGTTAGTAGTGTATTTTTATTAGTCATAGACCTCATATATCTTTGTCCTGATAAAATATAGAGATTATGCGAGCAAATACTAAAGAATGGATCCAATATGGTTCGGCTGTAGCAATGTTAGGTAGCGGTATTATCCTGACATTCCTTTGTTTTTTCCTTAATCATTACAAGGTTGATGATAGTGTGTTATGGTATGTCGCACAGACGCTTGTATATGCAGGCAGTGTGTTTGGCGTATCTGTGTATATACGTTCGAAAATGGGAGAAGCCAGTAATGAAATCAGTAATTTAATCAATAATAGAAATGATAAAAATGACAAGGGGACTAAGGAACAATAATCCTGGGAATATCCGGATCTCAAGAGTAAGGTACCAAGGTGAAGTTCAACCATCAAAAGACAAAAGTTTTAAACAATTCTCGTCAATGCCATACGGCTATCGGGCGATGTTCGTGATTTTGAGAACTTACTATGTGAAGTATGGTCTTTGCTCTATTAGCAAGATGATCCGGCGCTGGGCTCCGGCAAATGAGAATAACACGATAGCGTACATTAATCATGTATCTGCCTGGAGTGGGATCCATAAGGATGCGACACTGGAAATTACGAGCAAGACTATGATGTGTGCCGTTGTGGCAGCAATGAGCCGGGTAGAAAATGGCACTAAAGCCAATGGCACTGATGTGCAGAAAGGATGGGACTTACTATGAAAATAGATAAAAAAAAGATAGCTTTTTTGTTGTTCTTACTCTTCATGGCAGCCTTCTTTTATGTGATAGAGAAGGCAGGGCGTAAGGAGAACGAAATTGAAAAGTTGAAGGTTGAACTCGCACATGCACAAATTTATCAGCCCCTTCAATATACAGTAATTCACGATACGGTTCCTGTAGCTTCTGCTCCGGTCAGTACTGTATCCAAGTCATCCTATAAACAATCTCTTGCAGATCGTGATGAACTTAAAGAACTAAAGATTAAAGCCGGACAGATTAAATCCCAGGAAACTGAGGTAACTGCCATCCATGATACAGTCCGGCTTATTCGTAATCCTATCATGGATAGTTTCAGTTACAAAGATCGATGGGCTACATTTTATTTGTCTTTAAAAGATTCGACATTAGACTATACTGTGAGGGATTCTCTGAAAACTTATGTTGTAAGGCAATATAAACATCATTTCCTTTTCTGGCATTGGGGGACTAAAGGATATGATGTGAAGATACTGAATTATAATCCACATGCAAGGATTAAGTATGATTCTTATATAATGATAGATTAATCGTTTGGCCACACTTCCCGGAGCGTGGCTTTTTGTATTTTTCAGTTTGAATCTTCAAACTACTTTTGTGGAAATTTAAATTAAATATTATGGCTAATTCTTATCAGGAATTTACTACAGAAATCAAACTTAATTCTGAGAATGCAAAGAATAAGTTGGAAGAACTGAAGAAAGATACAGATGATCTTATCAGAAAGCGCAACCAACTTATCCAGGGGCATGGGGATTCTACGGATATTAATAACCTGAATAAGCAGATCCAGAGAAACAACAAGTCAATGACTAAGTTTGCCAAGACATCACAGAGTGTTACGGAAATTCTGCATAACCTTGGTAAGGTATCATTGGATCAACTTATGTATGCTGAGCGGACTCTGAATGCCGAAATGAAGAAGACACCTCAGAATACTCAGTATTTTGAGGATTTAGCGGAAAAGTTGAAGTCTGTAAAGACACAGATAGCCGGAATACGGACGCAGACCAAACAAAATTATCAGGAACAGAAACAGCTCAATGATGAGATGGCCAACATGAAGCATGTGCTAGAGAATGTTTCCACATCATCATTGAAAGAATTAGCTATGGCTGAAGGCACTCTCAAAAGACAGATGCAGGAAGTCGTACCTGGATCCACGGGATATAATGAGTCTGCCGATAAATTAAAGATCGTCCAGAATCGTATCAGGGAGATTAACCTAGCCCAACAGGAGACAAACGCCACTATACAAAAGTATAATGAAGAACTTGCCCTTACCCAAAAGGACACCATGACCATTGAACAGGAGAATAAACTGATCAATGCCACACTGAAGAATCTGGATAGATCATCGATAAGGGACATTGAATATTCTCTTAAAATCATCAATGAACAGTTACGAGGAATGGATCGTGGAACTGAAAAGTTCCGTCAAATGACAAACCAGGCGAAATCACTTAAAACACAATTGGAAAGAGTGCGCCAGGAAGGAATGGCGCAAAGATCTTGGATAGGACGGATGGCAGACGGTTTTAATCGTATGCAAGGAATCGTAATGTCAGTTGTAGCGACCATAATGGGGTTGTTTGTAACTGTTCGAAAATGTGTCTCTAACTTTGCAAAGATGGAAGATGTGATGGCTAATGTCCGCAAATATACTGGGCAGGCAGATGCACAGGTCCGTCAAATGAACGAGGACTTTAAAAAAATGGATACACGTACTTCTCGTGAGCAGCTTAATGATCTTGCAGGAGCAGCTGGACGACTTGGAATTACGAGTAAGAAAATGGTAGAAGAGTTTGTTGATGGTGCTGATAAGATTAATGTTGCTTTAGGGGATGATCTTGGTCAGGGAGCCGTTGATAAGATTGGAAAGTTAGCCATTATGTTTGGAGAAGATAAGACAAAAGGCTTACGAGGAGCGATGTATGCTACCGGTTCTGCCATTAATGAGTTAGCACAGAATTCTTCCGCCAATGCAGGCTATATCATTAATTTTACAGCTGATTTGTCAGGTGTTGGAAAACAGGCAAAAATGACACAAACTGAGTTGATGGGTATTGGTTCTGCACTGGATCAGAATATGCAAGAGGAAGCAACGTCTTCAACTGTCTTTTCTCAGTTGATAACGAAAATGTTTCAGGATCCAGCCAAGTTTGCAAAATTAGCTGGTGAAAATGTGAAGAAATTTACAAAGCAATTAAAGACTGATGCTAATGGTGCACTTCTTCAATTTCTTGAATCAATGAAGAAAAAGGGCGGGTTCGCAAATATGGCACCGATGTTTGAGTCTATGAACTTGAACGGATCAAGGGCTGTAGGCGTTTTGTCTGCAGTTGCTTCGCATCTTGATGAAGTGAAGAAAGCCCAGGCACTTGCTAACAGGGAGTATAATAAGGGGACGTCTGTAATTAATGAGTTTAATATTCAAAATAACACCCAGGCAGCTAAATTGGATAAAGCAAAGAAAGAGTTCCTTGATTTGAGCATTGCCCTTGGGCAGAAGCTCTTGCCTATTACACGTTATACGATTTCTACTGGTAGCCTTCTTGTACATTTACTTTCGACCATTATTAGTTTTGTGAGTGAATATAAGACAACAATTCTTACCTTGGTTGCAGCAATAGCAGTTCTTACTGAAGCTGAAAAAGCACATAACCAGTTGAGAAAACTAAATGTATTCTGGAATAGGACTTTGAAGAATTCTTTTAAAGACCTTTGGAAGGTAATAAGTAAGAATCCTTATCTTGCTATTGGTGCAGCTATTGTTACTGTTATTGCCCTTATTGCTGATTTAACTAAGAAAACAAATGCAAATGAGGCCGCTCAAAAAAATCTTGATAAAATCAGACAGAAGGCAAAGGAGGATGAAGTCGATGAAACGAATAAAATATACCTTCTTGTTGCAGCAGCCAAAAATGAGAAAATGTCTCTTGATGATCGTCAGAAGGCAATTAATCAGTTGAATGCAATAATCCCTAATTATAATGCCCAACTTGATAAGACGACTCATCGTTATATTCAAAATAAACAAGCTCTTGATTCCTATCTACAATCTTTAACACGTAAATATGAGCTTGAAGGTGCTAAAGATATGCTAAAGAACCTTGGTAAACAACTTGCCGATGCAAAAGTTAAGGCTGCACAGGCTGCTCAAGCGTTTAAAGATGCGAAGAAGGCTGGAAAAGGTTATACTTATACGACATCTTTTGGAATGGTAGGTAATACAAGTCAGGATTTAACTTCAAAAACAAAAGGACAGATGAAATCTGCCCAGCAAGATGTAAAAGATTTGCAGAATCAGGTGAAGGTTGTATTGGATGAATATGGAAGTGATCTGCAAAAACAAGCGATAAAAACCGGGAATACTGTAACGAATACTATTGAAAAGGATATTCCTCAAGGAATGAGTGATAAGGAGAAAAAAGCTCTTGAGAAAAAGGAAAAGGCACGGCAGACAGCTGCAAGAAAGGCGCAGATTGCTGCTGAGAAAAGGCGTAGGGAAGCTGATAAAAAAGAACAGGCAGAGATGAACCTACATTTGGCTAAATTAACTTCTCTCTATGCGAGAGGCAAGATTACTTATCAGAATTATCTTGATGAAAAAGAGAAAATACTTACAGATAGTCTTAATAAAAGAAAAGCAATTTGGGGTAAGGGGTCAGCACAGTATGATAATATTCAAAAACAAATGGAAGAAGCTGATCAAAGATATAATGAAGAGAGGCGAGAGGCTGATTTAAAGTCGATTGAGGTAGAGAAACAGCAGCGTGATGCTGCCATAAAAGCCCAGTATTATGATAAGAACAGTTCCATCTATATGAATGAGGATGCTGCCAATGAGGCTCTTTTTCAGAGTGATCAGAATGCTCTGAAAAAGCAGATGGCCTTGTTCGGTGAGGGCACTAGGGACTGGCTTGAACTGAGAAATCAGCTGGAAGATAATGACCGCCAGCATCAGTTGGAAAATTCAGAAAAGTATATGCAGAGACTTTCTGATTATCGTGACCGGTGGGGCAGAATTGATATTGAAGCACAGGAAAAAATGGAACTTAATGGCCTTGATTCTCTTCTGGAGAAAAAGTTAATCAAACAGAAGGAATATGAGGAAATGAAGAGACAGATTCAGATTTCTTATGAGGAACAAAAATCGGAACAGAGGGTCAGAAACTCGGATTATGAGATGACACTGAATAATGCGCATACTGCATACCAGACTGCATCTAATAATGCAACGGCAGGAGAAGAAAATAATCCGATGTCTCATAATGTGAAGAACTTCTTTTTCGGTGATATTACTCATTATCGCAACACGATAGAACAACTGGATTTGATGTACAAGAATGATGCTCAGCATTTTTCTGAATGTCAGGAAGCAAAGGCTGAAGCTTTGAATAACTTCTTGAAGAATGTAACGACTAAAGCTCAAACTGCTTATGATAGTGTCAGTCAGATTATGGATGCCATGTCTTCATATTATTCTGCTCAGTCAGAATATGAACAGAGTCTTACGACTAAGAAATATAAGAGACTGGAGAATGCAGCCGGGAACAATACAGCCAGGACGCAGAAACTTGAAGAAAAAAAGGAAAAGGAGATTGCAAAAATCAAATCGAAATACAGCAAGAAGCAGATGAAGATGGAACTTGCCCAGGCAACAGCTACGATGCTGCTCGGATCAATGCGGGCATATACATCAGTTTGGGAAGGGGCTCCATGGCCGGCAAATCAAGTATTGGCTCCTATTGCTGCCGGAATTGCCATGGCTGCCGGAATGATAAATCTGGCAGCCATCAAAAAGCAGCATCAGGCAGAGGAAGCCGGCTACTATGAAGGTGGTTTTACTTCAGGTTCAGATTTCCGTAAAAAGGCAGGGATTGTACACCAAGGGGAATTCGTGGCTAATCATAATGCCCTGGCCAATACATCTATCATGCCTGTACTTCGGCTGATTGACATGGCGCAGAGAAATAATACTGTAGGATCCTTGACCGCTGCAGATGTCAGTAATCAGTTGGGACAGGGCAGCTCTGCAGTTATTGCTCCTGTTGTGCAGGTTAACAGTGATAATAAGGGAATGGTATCAACAATGGAGGGTGTCAGCCAGGTGGTGGATAAACTGAACAGGACAATTGATAGGGGTATTCCGGCTATAGTTTCTATAGATGGTCAAAACGGTGTTGCTCATCAATTGGATCGTTTTCATAAATTACAGGACAATAAATGATAAGGTGTATATTGGACGGTAAGGTGGGATTCCCATCTACTACGGATAAAATTAAGGTTACGTATGAGAATCAGTATATCAGTGATTCCGGATCGTACACGTATGACATTAACTTTCCTATGTCGGTTATTGAGAACAAGGTCCTTTTTCATAATGTGGACCGATTTGATGTTAAAAAAGTAATTGCTGATTTTGAGGATTGCCAGTTATACATTGATAACCGACTTATCATTAGTGGAAAAGGTACGGTGACGGGTATCAGTAATGATCAGGTGAAATTACAGATCGTCGGCGGAAAGTCAAGGATCAAGTTCAATTCTAAGTTTGAAAAACATTATATTGATCAGATACCTTTTCCTGATATTGTGCTTGATTCAGGAGTACAGGATAGTTTCTATACGGACTATACACTGAAAAATATGGTAAAGCAGAGTGCCAGTACTGGGAATACTGGATTCAGTGACATGATTTTTATCTCATTGGCCAAAGATAGTTTTGTCGGTCAGAAGGGGGTATGTGCATTAAATCCGATCTATGATGAGACAAACGGTATTATTGCAAATTCAATCAATGTGGTGCCTTTTGATAAATGTTTGGTAAACGGCGTGAATCATAAAGGAACTTGGGTTTTTATGTATAATATCGCTGTGCAACCCAATCTGATCTATGTCGTAAAGAAAGTTCTGGAATATGAGGGCTATCGACTTATCCGGAATGATTATGAAAAGGATCCTTGGAGCAGACTGCTGATAGCTTCTGCTATGAAGACCGATCAGATAGAACATTCGTTACCTCACTGGACAGTATATAAGTTTATAGAGGAAGTCCGTAAATTGTTTAATGCGAGTTTTATCTTTGATGAGATTGAAAAGACTGTGAAGATCATATCCGCAAATGAGTTATTTGCGAATAAAAGTGTAGGTTATGAAGCCGTCGATGAATTTTCGGTGGAGTATGATAGCGATGGGCTGGAGACTTTGGCAACTTCAAATGTTGAGTATTCTTTTGATGCTTCTACAAACAGGAATTGGCGTGAAGTGATAGCTCCGGATGTTTTCAAGAAATTCCAACTTCAGGTGTATGATACAGAGGATCAGATGGTCACAGAAGCATCCAAAATGGAAACAGAAGTCAGAAAGACAACGATCTTTCAGGTTGGTTATGATTATTATATCTGGGCTCTAGTTCCGAAGAATGGTGATGCGGACAGTAATGATCTTGTAGAACAAAAAACGCAATGTGGATATTTCTCACCGATTATTCGTGATTCCAAATCGGATAATTTCGTAGACTTGAATATCTGTCCTGCTGCATTCACGAGAGTGTATAAGCATAATCAGAAAGAACCTGGCTGGATTACTGCACTTGATTTGATGGGTAAGACAACGAGGGTATTTGTTCCGTCTGTTTGTAATGATAAGGAAACGGAGTTGGATAAGATGTCTCAGGATGCGGAGGGTAATTATTATGTGTCGGTACAGGATGCTATGCAGAATGGGGTGGATTCGACTGAACAGGAGGAGGATGATTCGAAAATCCCAGTGATGTTTCAATCTAAGTATCTTGTATATAATGTCAAAGATTCAGCAATGATAACGGAACCTGGGGCTAAGTTTGGTGATTATGATTTAAAAAACTGCTGGCCAATTACTTATTCTGATTATCGGATGTTTGATTGGAGCTTTAAAGATTCCGGATCTTTAACTCTGTCAAATTTACCTTATCAGAAGGGTATTGGTTCTTTTCAGCAAAATTACAAGATTGATAAAAATAATCAGGTCACCATCAAATTTATTGCTGATGATATTCCAACTCCATCGAAAATCTATGATTTCCGGAACAAGAAATATATTTGTCAAAAGGTTGAGATGGAAGTTTCTAATGGGAGCATAGAAAGGGAAAAGACGGGATATTTTTATGAAATCCTATAATATTTGTGTGTGACTTGTGTGTGAATCCTACATTCATAAGGAACTGATTATCAGTCTTTGTGTGAATGTGGGTTGTGTGTGTAATCTAAAGTACTCCGTCATAATTGAGGATGGCCTTGTTGACATTTTTAATATCTTTTGGCGTGTAACGGTCTGTGATAAGAATAGAAGAGTGGCGTGCCTGGTCTCGGACTGACAGAATATCCATGTTTGATTTTAGCATATTAGTGATGCCAGTGTCTTTTAAGGAATAGAACTTGTATTCAGGAGGAAACTTAAGATCTCTCCGGATTCTCTCCAGCCAGTAGTCTCGAAATGCCTTTTCTGACTTCCGGTTTTTGCCTGGTGCAAAACGATCTGAAAACAGATAAAGGTTTCCTTCATGACTGAAGATGTCAAGATCCAGCATCAGATGTACGACTTTTGTAGGAATAGTCAGGACAGCGTCATTATGATTTTTTGTGTTATCCCCATGTAAGTAAAGAGTTGGTCCGGACAAGAGAATATCTTTGATTTTAATGTAGGTCATTTCGTGTGGCCGTATGAACATGTAATGAAGCAGGTAACAGGCGAGCAGATAATGCTGGTTTTTCTTCATCAGATAATTGTGCAGTAGCAAAAGTGCTGAATCAGGAAGTACGGAACGGTTCTTTTTCTTGGCACATCGCTGGACGGTAGATAGTCCAGTTGTAGGATCGGATGAGATATAGCAACGTGACATCAAGTACTTGCAGAATGTTTTCAGCCAGGCAAGATAATTGTTCCTGGTTTGTATGGTGTTATTCCGGCCAATGAATACGTAGTCAAGAAATTCACATACTAGTCTGTGATTAAGTTGAAAAATATAACTGATCTTATCGTGGGACCATTCTTTCAGTATCCGAAGATAACTGAGATAACTGATTACGGTTTCTTCTCGCATGTTATTATCTCTCAATAACTTATAGAGATAATTTGTGTATTGCTCGGAAACTTCAGCAAATGAGGTGTATTCCTGTGGCGCATTTTGAGCAATCCATGGATTCCAACCGGAAATAAGTTTCTTATAAAGTCTATAGATAATCCCCTGGGAGTACTGTCTTTGTGCAATTTTACCTTTGATTTTTCCAAGCATTATCTTCTTTCTCTTCATTTTCTTGGAAACAGGATCAAAGGCTTCGAAACTTACAAAGCATTCTTTTCCTTGATGAAGGGTTGGAAGAGTATAACCTTTAATCTCATTGATGTCGGCTCCAGAAAAATTCATTTTTTTACCCATTTCATTGTTGAAATGGGCACGACTATTAAAATAACAGGGGTTCGTGCTGTCCGACTTTTGTCCGACCGTTTACCCTTTAAAAGCATATAAGGAACTGATAATCAGTTCCTTATAATCACTTTTGTCGGGATTAGGCGATTTTCAGAATAATATGAAATTTTCCAAAAAGCTAATTCCGTCGTGCCCATATTCATTAAAGTTATTTACTTTTGTCCGAATTTTGTCCGATTTGATTAAGTTTAATCAAATAATCTAAAGTCTTGGATAAATCGGAGATACGTTTATCTTTTTCTTCTATAATAAGTTTTAAAGCTTTATTTTCTGTCCGTAAAGCGGTGTTGTCATCTCTTATAACAGTACTGTTTACATTGTTGTTGTTTCCAACAAAGTGAGGAATATTCCCGGTTGAGTCCATGGAATCGAAGAGATTATTCATGTCTACATTAAGCAAATTACATATCTTAATTAACTTGCTTATCCTAAAATCAGCTCCGACAATTCCATCTAATGTGCCATGTGTGCTTTTATCATAGTACTTTTTTACAAATTCACGTTCAGTCATTCCTGCGTTTGAGATTGCTTTTTCCAGTTTATTGTGACTTAGCTTGATATATTTCATGCTTAAAAACAGTTAAAAATTCTACTATAACAAGGAAAAGTTCTCTTAATCCTTGGAAGTCTGCTTAATTTAATATAGATTTGCACACAAATATAATATTAATTATCGTATGAAACAAACTTTAATTGGAAAAAGAAGGTCTGTAAACCCTAGAGCTTTTTATCGAAATTTATCTAGAAAGGACAAAGGAAAGTTTCTGCTGTATCTGGCAAAAAGATACGATTATCCTACGACGACTATGTCCGGAAAGTTGAGAAATAATCCGACAGGTGAACTAAGGAAGGATGAATATGAAAATATTTCACAGTCAATAAAGGAGGGTATATGGGATCAATAGAATTTCGTAATGACCAAAGAGGGAATGTCTACTACCAGGAAGATGAACAACCGGAAAAACGTTTCACTAAATTCAATTCTGAAATTATTGATTTTATCCTTAAAGAAGTCAGCCAACGATTCCCTCCATGTTATGCAAGGTTGATCGAACTTTACAGGAGTGCTGCACCTACAGAAAGAAAATTCATTATGGCCGTAAGATTTATTAAATGTAATTTCGGGGCTGATGATTATTTGACGATGGATATTGAGGATAAGGAATTTAACTTTGAAGAAGTAAAATGCCCGTTAAGGGGATTTTGTCAGGATGAGGGTATTATCTGTAAGCCACGTGGTTTAGTCTGTCTTCCTCCGGAAGAAAAGAAGACTGCAAAATTATATATAAAAGGCTATACCTTTCGTGAGATAGCTCAAATGCTGGATAAAAGCCCGGCAACAGTGAAAGTACAACTCTGCAGGATTAAGGACAAATTAGGCGTGAAGAACTGCAGGGAGATAATCAAATATCTAAGACTTTCTAATTTTTAGTCTATTAGATCGGCAATATTCGTAGTTAAATACCATTCATCATGATAAGTAAGCAAACAATAGAAAGAGTTTTTGATAGAGCCAATATAGTCGATGTCGTATCAGACTATGTAGATCTGAAAAAATCCGGTGTAAATTATAAAGGCCTTTGTCCGTTCCACAGGGATCATCATCCTTCCTTTGTCGTCTCTCCGGCAAAAAATATTTGCCATTGTTTCGTGTGCGGTAAAGGTGGCAATCCTGTTAAGTTTATAGAAGAAATTGAAGGCCTGACTTTTCCTGAAGCAATAAGGTTTCTTGCGAAAAAATATAATATTGAGTTACAGGAAGATCAGAATGAATATTCTGATGATGAGATCCGTGAAATGAAGAAGCGTGATTCTATGTTCATCATCTATGAAAGCGTAGCTAAATTCTATCGTTCTAAAATACAGGAGCCACAATCGAAAGCTGCACTAGACTATGTTAACCGTAGATGGAATTCACGAATCCTTATTGGAAATGAAAAAACAAATATTGATGACCAGGATAAAGATTTTGGTGAAGTAAAGGGAATCGGGTATGCTCCTAAGGAATGGGATGCTCTTGTGAAATTTGCCAAGCAAAAAGGTTATGATCTGAAGCTGATGGAGGAAGCTGGCCTTATACATCGATCGAGCAAGGGAAATTATATTGATTTCTTCAGGGATCGGATCATGATCCCCATATCAGACAAATATGGACGGGTTATTGCGTTTACGGCCAGAACTATGAATGAAGATTCGGATACGGTAAAGTATCTGAATAACAAGAACTCTTTTATATTTGATAAAGGGACTAACTTGTTCGGCCTTGATATTGCAAGGTCAAAAGCTATATCAGAGAATAAGATATATTGTGTTGAGGGTGCTCCGGACTGTATGAAATTACAGTCTTTAGGTGTTGAAAATACCGTGGCTGCCTTGGGCGCGTCCTGGACGAAGAAACATTTCAATATGCTGCAATCTCTGTTTGGACGGAGGAATGCAAATGCAACACTTTGTATTATACCGGATTCAGATCAAAAGAGCGGGGAGAAGATTGGCCCTGGCTATCAGATAGCGATGCGGAACGGACGAATGGCCATGCAGTCAGGATTTCGTGTGACGGTAAAGGAGATACCGCAGAAAAAAGCTGGAGAAAAACAGGATGCTGATAGTTATATTACATCGGCAGCATTGCTCGGTTCTATTGATGAAGAAGATTTTGTAATCTGGTATGCTACAAAGATTTTTGATGCTCAGGACAATACAACAGAAAGGGCCGAGAAAATCAAGGAAATCTGTTCTCTGGCCATACTGATCAGTGATGATTATACCCAAAACACCATTGTTGATAAATTGGGGAACAAATATGGCAGTAAGACAATCTGGAGGTCAGCTCAGAAGCAAGCTATAAAGGATCGTGACCGGAAGAAAGCAGAAGCGATCAGTAAACGGGGAGATATTGACTTACTGAAGAATTATGGATTCTATGAAGAAAAAAATTGTTGTTATAGCGCAAATGGTGTACAATGGTCCAATTTCATTATGCGCCCGTTATTCCATATCAAGGATCCATATAATTCAAAACGTATCTATAAGTTGATTAATGTAAATGGTGAAGAGGTACTTGTAGAGATGAAAGAAGCCGAGATGTATTCCTTGCAAAATTTTCGTGAACGGGTTGGTTCAATGGGTAATTTCAGATGGAAAGCCGGTCCGGACCAGCTCAATTCTTTTGGGGACTACCTATATGATAATACAGAGACAGCAGTTGAAATCAAACAATTAGGGTGGAATTCATCCGGATTTTTTGTGTGGGGAAATGGAATCGTAGTTGATGGAAAGTTCTTGAAAGTTGATGATTACGGAATAGTAAGAGTAGACCGGTATAATGATAAAGGTGAACTGGCCGGAACGGACAATTATTATCTTCCTGCCATGAGCAAGATATATACAGACCGTAGAGATATGTACAAATTTGAAAGGATGTTTATCCATGATGATAATCACTCTTCGATAACTTTAAGCAATTACTGCATGATGATCGCAGATGTCTTTGGTGATAATGGTAAATGTGGAATCATGTTTTTATTTGCTACACTTTTCAGAGACATTGTCGTAAGTTATACAAAGAACTTTCCTATTCTGAATCTTTTTGGTCCGAAGGGTTCAGGTAAGTCAGAACTCGGACATACCTTGATGTCCTTTTTCATCAAGAACAACACACCACTGAATATCCAGAACGCAACTATAGCTGCTCTTGCAGATGCAATAGCACAATGCTCTGATGCACTTGTTCATATCGATGAGTATAAGAACAGTATTGATCCGGTCAAGATAGAATTCTTGAAAGGGCTGTATGATGGTACCGGAAGAAGCCGTATGAATATGGATCTGGATAAGAAAAGGGAGATTACAAGTGTTGATTCTGCTGTTATCCTTTCCGGACAGGAAATGCCGACTGTAGATATTGCTTTATTTTCCAGGACAATATTTCTTACATTTGACAAAACAATTTATGATCGTCAGGCAAAAGAGAAGTTCAATGAACTTACCGCAATCAGGAAGATGGGAGTTAGTCATTTGACGAATGAGATACTCAGCTATCGGAAAGTTTTTGAGAATGCATTTTACAAGGAATATAACTTCGTAAGTGAAGATGTCAATAAGAGCTTACAGAGCAATGAAGTCGAAGATCGTATCTGGAGAGACTGGTCAGTATTGCTGGCTTCTTATAAATGCCTGGTAAATGTCATTGCCTTGCCCTGGAGTTATCAGGAGATGAAACAGATTGTAATTGATGGTATCAGGAGACAGAATGAAGAATGTGCTGCAAGTAATGAGATGGGAAATTTCTGGGATATGTTCCAGTATATGAATGAGACGGGTATGATCTATCCGGAGTCGGACTTCAAGGTAAAATACATTGATGAAATCTCCACTAATATCATTCAGGACAGACAGTTTGCTCAGGCACAACCGGTATTGATGATCAGGCCGAAAAAGATTATTCTTCAATATAAGAAAGCTGCCAAGATGACTGATGAGAAGGTTATGTCAGAAAGGAGTATCAGATTTTATCTGCAAACTTCTCCCGGATTCCTCGGAAAGAAGAAAGGTTCGGAGAGGTTCAAGGTAATTATTAATAACCAGACCCAACAAAAGAAGATACCAGGTAATAATGGCCAGGATAGATATGTGGACCTTGAACAGTTTGATAATCCATTTTGTTTTGATTATCGTTTGTTACAGAATAAGTTTGAATTAAATCTTGAAACGAGAGTGGTTAGTGATGGAGATGATGATCAGGATCAAGAGAAAAATCTGCCTTTTTAAGAAAGATATAGATTATTGCAAAAATGATGAATGTAATTATTGGGGGGTCGGCCGTTGCGAAACGTCCGGCCTTTTTCATGTCTGTGTGTGTAAGGTGTATTTCTTTGAATTTGAAACGTATTGCACACGGCACACACATACACACACACGTTCATTATCAATGAGTTATAAAGACCACTTCTACCCACATTTCACCCACATTTTCCCACATTCTTTTTTTTAAAATATGATTTACACACAAATAAGAGTCTTACACACAAAATAGAGAAATAGATATTTACGTATATGTCTGATTTTCAGATATATATAAATTTGTGTGTGCTTGTGTGTACCGTGTGTGCCGAAAAAGGTCATCCAATTCCGAGATCTGTTTTTCCAACGATTAATAGAAAACTCTCGCAATCGTAAGAAAATTGGCAGAAAATTCGTTATATTTGCATATCAACATTAAAGAATACCTTATGAGTCAGTTTCTTATTTACATCAAGTTAAAACCTTTTGTCAAACAGTTTATAACTCATGCCCTTGGCGATCCTGTAGTATTTCCCAACCAGTCCATAGAGAATTCTACGATTCATAATTTTGTACAGAGACTCCCGGATGGGAAACTTCCTGATGTGGCGGGTGAAGATCTTACCCCTATATGTATTCCTGATTCGACTTCTAAGCCTGCACAGTTCTATAATTATATGTCTCCTCGTGGGAAGATCGCAGTTGAGGAATGTTGTGAGTATCTCTTTAAAAGAAATCTCTGGAATGAATTGGGAGATATGTCGGATATAGGCTGTAATCTCATGACGGCAATCTATGCTTACTGTGAAGAGCATGGAATAGATATTATCTATGCCGATACGGTCCGGCAAAGATATTACCGTGTACGTGATCAATATTCCAAAAAGGGGATTAACTTGATGAAGAAGAAACGGATTCATGATAAAGTTTAGACGTTAATAAAGCTAAAAATAACTATGACGAGACCCCCTGAAAATTTCGGGATCGAACGACTGCGAACATGTCCGAACGTTTCCGTACAACCCCGAACAAGTCCGAACAGATGTAAAATGATGTAAGTTTATAGCAAATGAATATTATTAATCGAATTTATGTAGTATCCTGCTCACAAGTATCAGGTTTTGAAAGAATCTCCGAGTTAGAGGGAATCCTGTCAAAAGATATTCCCTGGAAAGAGCTGAAGGATATTAAAAAGCCGGCTTCCTTGGCTATTAATGATAGAGTAGACAATGGAACCAGGAACGTGACGACAAAACTCACCTTTTATATTTTACAGGATTGGATGCCTGATGCACGTCGGCTGTCTTTCCTTTGTGATACTGTCGATGGTGATAGATACCTGATAGGAACTGGACAGCGCCCTTACCCTGTAATAACACAACAGCAAGTGCATCCTGAAAAGGGTACTGATAACCAGCTTACAGAAGTCGTCGTTGAGTGGAAAAATAGTTTTAAGACACCGAAAATCATCTGACAGGGTATTTTTTAAGGCAATTGCCTGTTATTATCTTTGCTGAAAAGTAAGGAATATGGATTATCAATACATTATTAGTGGAGAAATCGGTGTGGCATTTGACTGGTATACCGGAACAAAGGGGACAACTGTTGATGATGTCAGGGATTTCCTCAATCAGCATAAAGATCAAGATGTGGATATAGCAGTATCGTCACTTGGGGGCTATGTCAATGCAGGACTTGAAATTTATGATCTGATCAGAGAGCATGGACATGTACACATGCATATTATTGGTATGACCGCAAGTGCAGCTACATTCCTGACCATGGGAGCAGCATCAGTAGATATGCTGGATGGTTCACTGATGTTGATTCATAATTCCAGTAACGATATATTCGAACTTACCTCTGTAAACAAAGAGCAGTTGGACGAAATCATCGCCAAGTATCAGAAGATGCGAAAGGACTTGAATACTATAGATAAGGTTATTGCATCACTCTATTCGAAAAAATCCGGCAAGTCTCTTCAGAAGTGTATGGATAAAATGTCTGATGCTGCCTGGCTTTCACCGCAGGATGCTCTTGACTTTGGACTTATTGATTCTGTTCGTGAGGACGATGATTTGAAGAAGAAGGCAAAAAATCTGAGTCATAATTACAGCAATAATATATTTAAAGAGTTTGGACTTCCTCCTTTTCCTCAGCCAGTTGCTGAGCGGAAAGGAGAGTCAGCTAAAGCGATTGTCCAGAAGTCGGTGGATGTCGTCAAGTCCATTTTCAAAAACAAATCCGCAGAAAATAAACAAAAGATGATCAAGATTTTTGTGAATGTGATGGACTTGTTGTCTGTCAAGGATGGTTTTGAATTGAAGGATGATACCGTGTCATTGACTCAGGATCAGATGAAGAAGATTGATGACAATCTTGGCGAGCTGAAAAAGCAGGCAAAAGATTCCTCTGATGCAAAGGATAAGGCACTGCAGGAACTTGAAGGCATCAAAGCCGAACTGAAGAAGGCCCAGGACGATCTCATGGCAGCCAATGAAGTTGTTGACAATCTGAAAAAGGCACCGGCAACTGAAAATGTCGATCATCCTGCTGATACGAATACCAGTGAGGATGATGAAGTCAAGGTAATTGCCGAGTCTGAGAAAATGTACAACCAAATTAAAGATTTATAAAGATGGGAGTAATCAACGTAACTCCGGATTCTCTCCAGAAGAGTGCAATTCGGTATAAGAAGGAACTTCTTCAGATGCCGGTTAGGGTTCTGAAGGATAAATTTCTGAATTATGCTACCCTTCGTACCGGAATCCGGTATGCAGAAGTACAGGATGCTGAGTTGAAGGGTAATGTGGAACTTGGACCGTATGATGAGGATCGTATTGATGATGATGATGTGAAGATGGAGGCTCGTACCCTGTATACCTATTTTGGGGATGTGGTGAAGAGGTTTTCTCCGAATTCTTTATATTCAACCATCCACGGCGATGCTGTAACTAAAGGTGAAGGACTCAAGAATACGGAAATTTCGAAGGCGATGGTCGCCTTTATGGCTGCTAAGGTGGGTAACTCACTTTATAAAAGTCTTTGGAATGCCGTCAGGAATGAAAAAGGTAAAAGTACGTCAGATCTTTTTGATGGCTATGATACCATTACAACGAAAGAAATTCAGGCCGGAAAAATCTCTGTTGCAAATGGGAATTTTATGGATATTGATTTATCCACAATCAATGCTACAAATGCTGTTGATATTTTGAAGGGTTTCTGGAGAGCTTCAGATGAAATGTTGCAGGATCAGAAGTGCATCTTGTATGTTGCTCCGAGTATTTACAATGCTTATTGTGATGATTATAAGGCTGTGACTGGAAACGTTGCTTATAACAGAGAGTTTAACCAGGCTTTTGTAGAAGGCAGCGATGACAGATGCCAGATTGTCCCTCTCTCAAATAAGGCAAAATCTCCTTATATGCATCTTTCTATCAAGCAGAATATGCTGGTAGGTGTGAATGGTGAAGGAGAAGAGGAACAGGTCTCCGTTGAGAAATATAATCCCTTCAAACTTACTTTTGTAATGACCTCTTTCTTTGGGGTTCAATTTGATACGATTTCTAAAGAATTCCTGATGGTGGCAGGTAAGGCTCCTGCTGCTCAGGGTTAAAATAATAGGTTATGACGAAACAATGTACGGATATTAATAATTTGTATGATGATGTGCCCCATTGCCCGGGACAGATCTCTCTGCCTGGTGTAAGAGAACATTTTTACTGGCTGCGTAGGTCTGAAATTATTACGTGGCCGAAATTGCCGATGAATGGCGCTGCCAAATTGGAAGAAAATCCTGTCTATGCAGATGATTTCACATTGGCTGCTGATTCTGTATGGCATAAGGCTGATTTGATTCCTAATGAGTCTGAACCGAAGTCAGAACAAGTAGGTGTATATGGCTCTTTCCATTTCAGTAATCAGATCAATCTGGTATTACCGGGAACGGGCCCGAAAGTAACAGGCCTGATTAATGAATTGAATAACGATGATGTCATCATCCTGGTACCGCAGCGTGATGGACATGTAAGGGTCTTTGGTAATCAAGATTTTCAGACAACAGTCAAGCCTTCTCAGGCATGGGGGAAAGGCTCTTCGGACAGTAATAATACTTCAATAAGTATTACATCTGAGGATAAATCTGCTACACCTTTCTATGATGGCAAGATTCACACTGCCGATGGTGATATTTCCGGAGTGACAGACGAACTCGTTGTAACGCCTCCGGTAACTAAGTCGGCTGGTTAATCAGAAATATTGGTATAGGGCTTAAAATTATAATCTTCGATACGGGGACGGTCAACAAAGAGTAAAGAGATTGTTGCCGTTCCCGTTTTTTAATAACAATTAAATAATATACGATGAATAAAATAGATCCGGATTTCACAAAGAAAATCCAAGCATGGCTGACTGCTGAACCTAAGACAGATCAGATGGCATTGGAAGGTGCCCTTCTTCTTCAGCAAATTAATCCGATGAATGGCATGTACCGCAGATGGCTCAGTCTGGCAGGTATCCGTCCGAAATATATTATCAACCATATTGGCGCAGAACTGAAGAAACACCTGAAGTATCGGTTGGACGGGATGACCAGGGAGCAGGTCCAGAAAATGGACAGTGAGGTTATTCCGGAGTCCAGCAAGATAATCTCAGAAGGAAAGCCTGAACAGGATAATGATACTCTTTTGAAAAACAAGGATGGGGAAGTACATCAACCAGCTTTTGTTGTCTTGGATTCTTTGGGGAATGACTCGAGCATCGTACGGCAGTATGGCCGTCGTCCGGACCATGAGCAACTGCCTGACGAAATTAAGAAGTTGTGGGATGATGATGGAAATCTCTATAAGAATATCAAATCCCTTTATGAGGAGTTGAAGGCAATGCAGAACTTGCCAAGTTGTGATCGGTATGAGAAACTGCAGCTCCTTGCCTCAATGGATAAGAAATATTTTGAACAGATGAAAGCCTATGATGGTTATGTCATCGGAAAGAAAGAGGAAGGATCCTCCGAAGAAACAGTGGATATGACTAAGCAGGTGATGAATGCGAGGAGCTATCTGAGCAAGGATAGTAATCGCCAAAATTTGAAGGAACTTCAGGTTGCGTCTGAAAAGGAAAATGCAACAGATGAAGAAAAAAGTGCCTATCACGACCTTCTGGACAAGATGCAGCAGCGTGTTGATATTATCCTTGGTGCTAATGCTCCTATTACTGATGATTTGAAAAATGCTCTTTCTGATTTAGGACTTAAATTCAATAAAGATGAAGATAAGTCAACTGAAACCGCTCAGTAATACCCCGTTGCAGGTATATCTGGGTACTGGCATTCATACACTCGGCTTGTTGGGATGGATTCTCAAACAGGTCGGGCGTGCTGATGTCTATGTCACCACTTTCTCTACGTCGGAAGAATTCCTGACAGGTTTTCTTAATCTGAGAAAGAAAGGGTTAATTAGACATTCGATGTTACTTGCGGATTTGAAGGCTGGCAAAAAGACGGTAAAACTCAATCATCTAATGTCATATTGCTTTGATGATGTTTATCTGGGTTTGAATCATTCCAAGATCTTGCTGGTTCATGCAGATTCAGGACAGTTTGTGAGTGTGATTACAAGTCAGAACAATACGTATGGTGGCCGTAATGAATGTTCTATGGTGACTACAGACCTGGACGTATTCCATGATCTGTATGACGGATTGAAAGAAATAATTAAAAATAGTGTGTTGCTAGATGGATTATTCGGACAAACAACTGAAAGAGATAGAGGACTTGGCTGCGGAACTGACCCCACCATCGGAAATATCCGTCCATTTGGATATTAATGAGGATGAGTTCCTCCTGGATATAGGTATGCATAATCATCCTGCAAGAAAAGCTTACTTGAAGGGAATTGCATTGACGGCCAGGGAACTGAGGGAGAAAAACCTGCAGTTGGCCAGGGCATGTGCTCCCACGGCTATGGAACAATGTTTTAAGGATCTTCAGGAAATGATGATGGGCCTATGAGTGTACCTGCTAATATAGATGAGTATCAAATGAATCTCTTTGCTTCTTCTGATGAGATGCAGAAGAAACATTTACCTGAGGAGATGATTAGCCGTCTTCTCAGGATTCGTGGTTTATATACGTATTGGCTCAATTTCCCTCAGAGGACAACACGGGAATTGGTTCTGTATGATAAGGAAGGTAATTCTGGACTCCGAGACCGGCAGGCTTATGATGATATTAAACTGGTCAAGATCCTGATTGGAAATCTGACCAAAGAGTCAAAGGACTGGAGACGGCATGTATTTATTCAGCGTACAGAGGAGGTTTACAAGAGTGCAATGCGTTCAAAAGATTATAAGACAGCAGAGAAGGCCAATGCTGATTATGCGAAGTATAACCGTTTGAATCAGATTGATGAGCAGCCGATTGATTATAGTGAGATTGTACCACACATTATAGAACCTACGGATGATCCTTCTGTTATAGGTATTAAGCCACAGAAAAATTTACGGGATAAAATCCGGAAATTCAAGAAGAAATTCGGAGCAGATATTGAAGATGCTGATTTCGTTGAGATAAATGATGATGGAACAGAGAAAGCAGAGCAGACAGGAAATACAAAAGATATATCTGAATGATGCTCAATATTATATGCTTTCCATTTCGCCCCGTGATTTGGTGGCAGTGTGTGGGCGTGGTATTGGAAAAGGTGTCATTCAGGCAAGCCGGATGCTTCAGTTTGTCCAGGCTATGCCAAGATGTATGCTTGGCTTTGTTGTACCGTCTGTCAAACGTGGGTTGACAAATATATTGCCGTCTATATTCCAGAATATCAACAATTGGGGATATAAAAAAGACATTCATTATTGTATTGGCCACCGTCCGGCAAAAGCTTTACACTGGGATGAACCGATATGGGTACCGGAGAATTATGAGAATGTAGTATCCTTTTATAACGGATCATGTGTATCTCTTATCTCTCAGGATAGGACGGGAACATCCAACTCTATGTCGCTTGACGGGCTGTTGATTGACGAGGCAAAATTCATTAATTTTGAGCGGTTGAAAGATGAGACCTTTCAGGCTAACCGAGGTAATGAAATGTATTTCAGTAAATGCTATTTGCATCATGGGATGACTGTTACTACTGATATGCCGGTCACAAAGGCTGGATCATGGCCGTTGAAGTATGAGAAGCTCATGGATAAGGACCTTCTATCCGTTGTACAGGGACTTGTCTATGACATCTGGAAACTCAAAAAGAAAATGAAAGAACATCCGGAGAAAAAGGAATATTATCAGACCAAGATAAGAAAGTTGAGAGCATTGGCTGATCAGTGCCGTAGTCATTTGTGTTTGTATAAAGAGTATTCTTCATTTGAAAATCTGGCAATTCTTGGCGAGCGGTATTTCTATGATATGAAGAGGAATCTTCCGGCTCTTACATTTGCCACTTCTATCAAAGGTTTGAGACTCGCAATCTCGATGGATGGATTCTATTCGGGATTGCGTCCTGTTAACTTGTATACGGCACCTAACTTGACACATCTTGATTCCTTGCGATATGATTTTGGTAAGCTTCAGGAAGAAGATTGCCGTATGGATTCAGATGTGGACAACTCTCGACCGTTGATCATCGCATTTGATGCGAATGCCAATATTAACTGGTGTGTGGTTGGTCAGGTAGATGATGATAATAACCTGAGAGTAATCAAGTCGTTCTATGTAAAGTATGAACGGAAGATACCGGAGTTAATGGATGATTTCTGCAGATACTATCGTTACTATTCCTTCAAGCAGGTGATATTCTACTATGATACAACATTCATTGCAAACAACTACGCATTGCATAATGATGACTTTCACGCAACGATTGCCAAGGCATTAAAGAAAAATGGCTGGTATGTGAATGATGTCTGTGTTGGTAAGCAGATGAATCATATTGATAAGCAGGCGTTGATCAATCGTATGTTTATGGGCCGTGCGAACCATCAGGTGTTAATCAACCGTGACAATAACCGAGACCTTCTGATCTCTATTGAGACGGCAGGCGTTTATATGGGCAGGAAGGATAAGCGTGGTGAGAAACTGGCGGAAACCGAAGAAGACCGGTTGGAGAATCGGACAGACGGGAGTGATGCTTTTGATACACTTTGTATCGGAGTCGAGAAATTCCCCAAATTCCAGATGCGTATGTCTGGTGCAGTGACCAGTTCGTTTGGCGGACATTGATCGCATCCTGATGACAATTGTCATCTCATTTCTATTTCTTTTTAAACCGTCCTGAGAACAGTATGACATACCTTTCTCAGGACGGAATAGGTTAGGACCTTATTCTACGAGCAGCACAATACGAATGCTGCGTTGCCTGGCATTCGTGTAGAGCTGCATTACCGCAAATTTCATGGCAATTGCCGTTGCATTTATTTCGTTGGTAATTACGAAAATTCTTTACATATTCCGCCGAATTTTCTGATGGCAATTGCCTGAGGATTATAGCGCAGTGGGGGGTACGCTTAAAGCGTCGGGACATCTTTTCGATTTACAACTGCCTATCGCCTTATGGCCCAGTCAGTTGTAAATCTACAGGCGTGCAAAAACAGTGTAAAAACGTGGTTTATGGCTGCCAAAATAGCTTGTTTTGGCCGTTCAAAGCGTAAAATAACCCTTTTTTATAGGATTTATTCGCAATATTGGCGCATTTAGTCTGCATATCGGTATGAAGGGCTTTCTAAAAATTCTATAGTTTAAAGAGTAATGAATATTTTTGAAAATATATGGAACTTGTTATATGTGATAGTAATAATTTTAGTATCTTTGTGAAGTAGATTCTTTATGACTTGTATGGCAAATAGAACACCACTTAGATATCCTGGGGGGAAATCTCTGATGACACCCTTCTTTATTGATCTGTTTAAGACCAATGATATGATTGATATTTCTTATGCAGAACCGTATGCCGGTGGTGCAGGCGCAGCTATTAATCTTTTGCTGGGGGGAAATGTTAGTCGTATACTAATTAATGATGCAAGTGTATCTATTTATTCTTTTTGGAAGTATGTCAAGGAAGAAAATCAACAATTTATTGATACTATTTTAGATTGTGATGTTACCCTCGGAGAATGGAAGAGAATGCATGCTATTGTTAAGGACTGCCAAACTCCAAGTTTTGAACTTGCCTTTGCAACTTTCTTCCTCTCTCGTACAAATCGTTCTGGTATTCTGAATGCAGGTCCTATTGGCGGCTCTTCTCAGCAACAACAAGATAAAGCCACTTATAAGATAGATTGCCGTTTTAATAAACAAGATTTGGCAAAGCGCGTGGAAGATATAGGAAGGAAAAAATCCCATATTGTAGTAACAAATAAGGATGCTATCAAATTTTTGAAAGATTTAAAAGGTAAAAATCTCTTTGTTTATCTGGATCCTCCTTATTATGAAAATGGTCAATCGCTATATTTAAATTATTATAAGTCAAATGATCACCAAATATTAGCTGATTATCTTAAATTTACTAAGAAGTTTAAATGGCTACTATCTTATGATAATGTTTCAGAGATTAGAGAGATGTATTCTGATTTTGACCTTTATACTTTCACCTTGAATTATACAGCTCAAAAGGTTAAATGTGGGAAAGAATTACTCACTCACTCTAAGAATCTTGCCATGCCGGAACTTATGAGTATTGTGAGAAAAGATAAAAATATACCAATTAACAAATTGAATCATGAGTGTTATAATAGAACAGTGTCCACCTGATGAACTATATTTTGATGAAAAGAACCCAAGATTTGCGGGGCTTGAAAATACTATGGATCAGAATAAAATTCTTAACAATCTATGGCGTACACAAGATGCAAAGGGCATTGTCATTTCAATATTGGCAAATGGTTTTTTCCCCAATGAGGCCTTGTATGTTATCAGTGAGGGTGGAAGAAAAGTGGTATTAGAAGGTAATAGGAGACTGGCTGCTGTAAAGTCTATAATACATCCGGAACTTGTTGATAGAGGGGGGATGGATCAATTTAGACCTAAAATTACTGAAGATCTTAAGGTTTCGTTGGAAACGGGTATTCCAGTAATATATGTAGAAGATCGTAAGGACACATGGAGATATATTGGCTTTAAACATGTAAATGGTGCTGCAAAATGGGATTCTTATGCTAAAGCTAAATATATTGCTGTAGTTTATATTGATTATAAAGTGCCATTAGAGAAAATAGCAGAGCAAATAGGAGATTCTAATTCGTTAGTATTAAAACTATATCAGGGATTAATGGTACTTCAACAGGCTGATAGATTAACAGATTTTAAAATCGCTAATGTTTATTTTAATCGTCTCTATTTCTCTCATGTTTATACTGCAATGGGATATGAGGGCTTCAGAAATTATTTAGGAATTACTCAAGACTCTGCAAATACAGAAACTCCAGTTCCTCCTGATAAGTTGAAAAAATTAGAGGAGGTAATGCTGTGGATTCTCGGTAGTAAACTTGGTGATATTAAGCCTGTAATCAAATCTCAGAATCCAGATTTAAGAAAATTAAATCAGGTGTTAACGTCTAAAGAAGCAATAGAAACTCTTAGGTTGACTCAAGACCTAGATGAAGCTTTTGAAGCAAGTGAAAGACCCTCTGATATTTTATACAATGCTATAGTTGATGCGAAAATTAAAGTAGAAAAAGCCTTGTCTAAAGTTTCATTTTATAATGGAGATAAAGATTCTTTGCGGTCTGCCATGGATCTCGCAAATTCAGCAGATGCATTGTTCGATAGCATGAAGAAGATATTTAATCAAGAAAAATCAAAGGATCAAAAACGTTCATTAGATTAAAGATTATGGCTTATTATTTGAGAGGAACTCCGACGCCTCGGGCTACAGATTGTGAAATGGCAGATTTTATTGAATATCAATGTTTAAGAAGTTTTTCGAAATGTATTTCTATCACGGAAGTAGTCGATATACTAGGTATTGTAGCAGATAATAATGATGACGATAATGACGATGTGTTAACTGATAGCATTCAAAATTCTTTGAGTGAAATAGATGAAAGGGGTGTGGACTCTGGACACAGTTATCCTTTTTCTGCAGATAATAATACAATATCGTTAAAACCGGATGTATCGGAATTTAATACTATTATATACACCTTTCTTCTTTTAGCAACGAGAGAGAAAGAGAATAAAGTTGCAGACGGTATAGATGGAACGTCTATCTTTGAGCAACTATGTTCCGAAGTTATAAAAAACTATTTTGGTAGAAACTCTCATTCTTTTGTTTTTGGTACGGGTGCAGAAAACTCTATGGGATTTAAAGATAAAGTAAAAACATTACTAAAAACTCTTAATATTCGTGGCTATAGAGTAAGGATGCCTGATAGAGATACTGGACATCATCAGGACGGAGGGGTTGATGTCGTCGCCTTTATTCCGTTTAGTGACAGAAATAAAGGTCACTTTGTAGCATTTGGTCAATGTAAAACTGGAACGACATGGCGAAGTTCTACACCCCCTACATCTTTTTGTTCTGATTATATAGAACCGAGTGTAGTATTTAATCCTGTGATTTTCTATATGGTCGCAGAGTCTTTCTCTGATACTTGGGAAGGTGTTGAAAGGAATTGTTCTGGACTACTGTTTGATAGGGAACGAATTATGGAGTTTTTACCTGATAAATTGCCTCAAGATTTACTTGAAAAAATTAAACAATGGAATAGTGCAATAATAGCTAAAGATAACTCCTGAAAATCTCATTGAGATCACTTGTTAGAAGGATGTAATTTGGAGAAGGAAGATCGGCGCTATACTATAAGAGTTTAAGAAGAAGAGCTTTTGATACATTTTGTATTAGAGGCTTTTTTAGTCTTTTATCTTGTAATTAATGGTTAATTCCGTTTTTTTTCTTATTTTTGCAATAAGTTCTAAGAAGAATGATTAATTGGGTGCATACAATTGATAAACCATGAATATGTAAACATTGCTAAATTCATATGAACAAGATGCACTTTGGAAGTATGGGCTTGTTGTCAGAATTATGTGTGAAGTTATAACATTAAAACACTTTTCCGAGATAAATTTAAATGATCCTTTCTTTGACTCTTTAAAGGAGGATTATTCAGGCTTTGAGGATTGGTTTCATAAGAAATCTTCTAAAAGTGCACTTATACAGTATGTGGATAATCATATACAGGCTTTTCTCTATCTGAAGAACGAAAGTGGAGAGGAACTAAAAGATGTGACTCCCACATTACCTGCATGCAGATGGCTTAAAGTTGGAACTTTCAAAATAGAGGCACATAATACTAAATTGGGAGAGCGGTTTATCAAGAAAATCATGGATTGTGCAATCTATGGAAAATTTGATAGTATTTATGTGACAGTTCTTCCTAAACATTCTTTCCTTATTCAATTATTAGAAAAATATGGTTTTGAGCAAAAGGCGAAAAAGGGTGAGGAACTTGTTTTGGTCAAAAATATGAAGAGGCTTTGTGGCGATATTCTGAAAGATTACCCACTTTTACAAACTACAAATAAACGGAAGTTTGTGTTATCGATCTATCCGAAATATCATACAAGACTTTTTCCTGATTCTATTTTGCGAACAGAGCAGAATGTAAGGAAAGAATTGATTAAGGATGTATCCTATACTAATAGTATTCACAAAGTATATCTCTGTTTTATGCCGAGGACTTCAGAGCTTAGACAAGGGGACCTGATAGCGATTTATCGGACAAATGATGGATTTGGACCAGCACGATATCGAAGTGTTATAACATCAATTTGTCAGGTAGAAGAGGTGAAGACCAAGGATGATTTTAAGGATGTAAATGAATTTGTTAAGTATACAAATGCTTACAGTATCTTTGATCCTATAGAATTACGCCAATGGTACAGAATGCGAAATGTAATTGTTATTCGTATGACTTATAATATTGCTTTAAACAAAAGAGTGACAAGAGGATTTCTATTGGATGAAGTGGGAATTTCTCCTGATTTATATTGGGGATTCTTCCAGCTTAATGATGAACAATTTAAAGCGATTTTGAAGAAAGGTGAGATAGATGAAAATATTATTATCAATTAAACCAAATTTTGTTGCAGAAATATCAAGTGGCAAGAAAATTTTTGAATTTCGTAAGATACTTTATAAACGTCGTGACTTGAAAAGGATAGTAGTTTATTCTTCAAGTCCGGTTTGCCGAGTAGTTGGAGAAATTGAGGTGGATGATATTCTTTGTGACACTCCTAGTAAAATTTGGGATAGGACAAAAACTGCAGCGGGTATATCCAAGATGTCTTTTGATAAATACTTTGAAGGAAAGAATATAGCCTATGCTATTAAAATAAAATCATTTAAGCCCTACTCTGAACCGATGCGTTTAGAGATGAAATATCCAGGTATTACTCCGCCCCAATCTTTCTGTTATATTTAATTACAATGATGCATAAACAGCGAGAATTTACAAAAGTAGAGTGTTTACTTATAATATTTCTTATTGCTGGATGTATCGGGACTATTGCTGTCTATTGCTTTGTCTTCCATTCCATGACATTTGGAGATGCACCAAGTGATTTTGCCCTTTTTGGTGACTATATAGGGGGAGTGACAGGGACTATTATTGGATTAATTGGAATAGTCTTCTTGTATCGTACATATAGGATTCAGCTCGATATTTCTTCTACGCAGGAGGAAATACAACAGAAGCAACAGTTTGAAGAAACCTTTTTTTCTTTGCTAGGACAACAGCGTAGTATTGTGTTGAATCTTAAGGGTAAATTCCCGATAGGAGATGGACAAGTATTTGAGGAGAAATCAAACTATGAATACATAGCTCAGCTAAGAGATGATTTATCAGAACAACTTCGGGTTCTTAACTTCGAATCCAATGCCCTGAGAGAAGGAAAAACGAATCTCCTTAAGATACAGGTTAATGAAATCTATCAGAATTTATTTCTTTCTCATGCTCCACAATTGGGACATTATTTCAGGCATTTGTACCATTTATTAAAATTCATCCATGACTCTAAAGGCATTGATAAGAAAAAATATTTCGATTTGGTGCAGGCTCAGATGGGCTTTGATGAGTTATATCTTGTAGCAATTAATGGTATCAGTAACTATGGAAGAAGGAGAATGTTGCCACTATTGAATGAATCTTCATTTCTGGAAAATCTTGTTATTGATGATGATGAGATTGTAAGAAGGCTTATTCAATTGTTTTATCCGAAAACGAAACGAAAAGATATTGATACGATGAGAAGAAATATTATTTTTGTTGGTGGAATACACGGCGTTGGAAAATCTACCTTTACGAGCAATGTGAAAAAACAATTACCATCAATAGAATTGTTATCCTGTAGTAAGGTGCTGAAATGGGAAAATCCTTCAGAAAAACGAGTTGATAATGTAAGAGCAAATCAAAATCGCTTAATAGAAAATCTACGGGAATTAGTAGATATTGATAAGCCATATCTTCTTGATGGACATTTTTGTTTGGTAAACAAAGAGGGAAGGGTGGAAAGGATTGGTATAGATACTTTTCGAGATATTAATCCAGAGGCCATTATCCTGCTTACAGGAGATATTGATAAAATAATTAATAGACTTGCTAATCGAGACGGCAAACAATATGATAAAGGCCTCGTAGAACAATTGTATAGTGAGGAACAGAATTGGGCTAAAGAGATCGCAGATAAATTAGGAATTCATATTTATGAGTTAGAATCATCTCAATATGGCGATATTCAAAAAGAAATGAAAGAGTTTGTAGATTCTTTTAAATAAATTCATTTTGACGGCGAGAATTTTTCTCGCCTTTTTCTTTGCAGTTTCAGAAAGATTCCATATCTTTGCCACTGCTTACAAACAATGAAATATCATTCCGTAGGACATCGGTCATTGTCCAGCAATATTAGTTGGGCTTTTTTTATGCCCAAAATATAAAGTCATTGGCGGTTGCCATTCCGTAAATAAGATCAGTCCTCGGACGAAGTCATTGTTTGTAAGCAGCGGGATGTGCAGCCGCTTCTTTTGTCTCCGCACTGGGCGGTTCCCAGTAGATGCTTACAAACGATGCAACATGGAAAATCAAAAATCCATCGAGTTTGAGGAGTACTCACATGCTCCGTCTCTTATACAAGAGAAAATCTCTAATGTGAAGTCTTCAGCTATTAACTGGCTTGACAGCAAGTCTGAGTTTTACAGTCGGATTGCCGACTTCAAAGTAACACATCGACAGGCTATCCGTATCGGTGTTATCTTGCCACTTTTAATGATTGTGGCAGGAATAGCTGTTGTCGAGCAGCCAATAGTTGCTTGTATGGCAGGATTCGTTTCCGCCTGGATCGTTTATCATCTTAATCATCAGAAAGGAGGTCGGAAATGAAGATTGAATTGAATGCAGATGTTCTTCAGGTAATTTCTGATGTATGCAATAAGAATGATCTGGCAATGGATGTCCAGTTGATTGATGATACCATTGATAAGATATTGGATGATGGACCGTGGAATGATGCGGAAGTACTTGATTATGTGAGGGCATTCCATCGTATGAACAGAAATTTAAGGACAATTTTAAAGGCAATGTGATATGGGACAAAAATATGAGGCAACCAGGAGTGAGGAGCAAGTTCTGGATTCCTATTTCTCAACTCGTGCCAGCAACTCTGATCAGGGTGAAGTGGCGTATTTTGAAGAGGATAAGACAACAACGGAGATTCAGGATGATCTTCAGCCGATTCTTGATATCAAGGATAGTGTGATCGTTGACTATATGCTGAAAAATGGATATGTGTTGAAAACCTTAAAAGACGGATCATCTGCCTGGATGGTCTTCAGAATGAAATAACTGATCTGTACGTTTTATGATTTACGGTAGTCTGCCTGTCGGCCGGCTACCGTATTTTTATTGTAGCAGGTCTGACTTTATCTTTGCTTTTGTAAAGATTAAGCAGATGATTACAATAATTAAAACTCTTTCGGGAAAATATTTTTCGTCAAGCGTACCTGATGTGGAGTTTACCATATCAGGTGCTAAAGCCGGTGTGCAGATGTTGGTTGACGGATCGGAGATTTACGGTGAAAATCTTTTTCCTGTAGGTGGTAAAATTACACTGTCTGATCTGACAGACTTACTGACTCCTTATGCCCGACAGGGCTTGATCGTGGCGTTGGACATCAAAATCAGTGAGAGGGATGATACGGACCAGGAACTTTCAAATGCAGAGATTAATGCTTCAGTGATTTATTGTTGTGTGGACTTCCAGACCAGTAATGTACAGGTCAATGTCTCTGATTTCTGTGACAACCATTTCCTTTCGATATTGCTGGGCCCGAAGATCTCCGCCCCGGGGCGTCTGGAATTCCTTCACTACCTGTCAACGGATGATGCTTCTGTCATAGCAGAGTACAGTGACGGTACAAAAGCGACATTTGTTCCTCCTGCTGTCCAGGGGAATGAGAAGTATACGACTATAGACGTTTCTCCTTCCCGTTTTGTTTCTGAAGGCAAGACTCTCGTCAGGGTTACTGCAATTGCCGGTAAGCGGACACAGGAGTTTGATATGGATCCGGAGCAGCCGGACGCAGCACCCATCCTTTTGTTCGTCAACTCTTTCGGAGTTGAGGAATTGCTATACTGTACTGGCAAGCATCAGGTGTCACCTTCTTATACACGTACCACGGCATGGGTCAACGGTAATCTGAAGAATATCAAGATAGAGGAAAAACGGAAGTTCAGTGCTGACACCGGGTATCTTAATGTTGCCATGCAGAACTGGGCGGATGAGCTGTTCCGTTCTGATGAAGTCCGTCTGGTCAATATTTATAAAGGTGAGCCTCAGGTGGGCAAGGAGGTCACCCTAAGTGATTCGAAGAGTGAGGTGAGCAACGCAGACGATGATATGGCAAAGTTTACCTTTGACTATCAGTACAGCCAGGCAAACCATAATGTGGTGGAGATTAACCGGGCCGGACGGATATTCGACAATACTTTTGACAATACATTTAATTAACTATGGATAAGAAATACTTGAAACCGATACACCTTACTGTCATGAGAAAGGAGCTGGATATTGCAAGGATCCGGAGCCAGACGGTCAATCTAAAATGCTGGGAGATCGGAACGGGAAATATCATTGATTATGAGGGCTGGCTGGTAAAGGGCGGACACTGGCGAGGTGGTACTCATAGATTATTGAATCCGGACAACGGTCAGATTAGGATGGTGAGGGACATCTGTATCTTTGAATTCATGGGACATGAAATCTATTTGTGATATGAACAATACAGAAAAAGCAAGAATGAAATATGTCGGTCGGAAGGGTGATAATGAAATCTATGCCGTCGGCGGTGTGGGGTTTGTCAATTCCCGGCAGGCATCAGCGAATGCAGAATATACGGAGAATTCTTCTGAGATATTTGATGGTGATGACGGTACACAGACTTACAAGAATATACACCAGGGGAATCAGTCTTATACTTATGTCCCTTTCGGCGTAGATGACCAACTGCCTTATGAGACCATCAGGAAGGTTGGTGAGAATATGGTCATGGCACAGAACAAACTCTTCAATGTGCTGACCTGTTATGGCCAGGGTATCCGTTTCTTTGACCGTAAAACCAAACTGAAAACAGATGATGAAGAGATCAATATGTTTGCTTTCCGCAATCAGCTTAACCGGTTCTTTGTAGAACAGGCAATGGATATGAAGTATTTCTATTTCACGGTGACTTGTATCATCCTGGACAATGAGGGCAAGAAGATTGTTCAGATGAGACATAAGGAGAGTTGCTATGTGCGGTTCGAGAAAGCAGATAAATTTGGGCACATCGGGCATGTGTTCTATGCGAACTGGCGGAATTTTGTCAAAGATGATGATATAGAGGTTATCCCGTTACTGGATGAAACTGACCCGTTCGGTGATTTGCAGATACGCCTGGGGTTTGTACCGGACCCTAAAACAGGTAAAGTGCGTCGGCCTGCAGCAGGTGATCCTTTCGGCCGGGCCACACGTAACCGTAAGTTTGCCGTCCTGACCAGATTCCCTACACCGGGATTCCAGTATTACCCGATTCCGTTCTATTCCGCAATCTTCCGAGATGCCTGGTATGATATTTATGAATTGATAGGCAAGGGCAAAAGAGCAAAGATACGCAACTCTGCCCCTCCCCGGTTTCAGGTGGAGGTTCATAAAGATTATTGGGATAATCTGTGTGACCAGGAGGGTATCACGGACCCGGAAAAGAGAAAGGACCGGATAAAACTCGAGAAGCATAATATTGAGGAGTTTATCAGTGGTAATGCTAATATCGGAAAAACCTGGGTAACCGGCTACTATGTGGATCCGGGGAGCGGAAAGGATGTGCGGATGGTCCGTATCTATGATGTGGAGCAGGGCAAGAAGGAAGGCGGTGACTGGAGCGATGATGTACAGGAGGCTTCCAATTCTCTTTGCTATGGAGATAACGTGCACCCTAATCTGGTCGGAGCTACACCGGGCAAATCATCCATGAACAATTCCGGTTCTGACAAACGGGAACTCTTTCTTTTGAAACAGGCTACTGAAACGGCTTTCCATGATGTCATGCTGGAGCCATTCCGGGTGCTGATCTATTTCAACGGATGGAACAAGAAAGTTGATGTTGATGTACCGATGATCATCTTGACGACATTAGATGAAAATAAAGAAACTAAAACTGTAAAACCTAACCCAGATGGAAGTAACGAAACTGAAAATTAGCCAGGCAGACTTTGAGTCTGCTGTCCCGGCTGCGACTACAAAAAACAGTGATGTATTTGAGGTGCTGTCACCTTCCATAGAGCAGAATGCTCAATGGATAATTGCCACTGTCCTCGGTCAGAAGGGACTGGAAGCGTGCCTGGCAAGTGATGGACTTCTTCCTGACCTGGCGAAAGGGCTGGTTTGCAAATATGCTTTTCAGAACAATATGAGAAGCCTTGACCTGGTTCTTACATCAACGGGATTTGGGATAGTCAGTACTCAGGACACGGCACCGGCAAGCCAGGCACGTGTGGACGCTTTGGAGGAAGAGTTGAAAGTCAACATTCTCCGGACAAAGGACAATCTGTTAACGGAACTGACCAAAGTCGACGGGTGGAGCGATGAGGAATGTGCACAATTTCAGATAGGCACCGTATTCTATAAGTATGCTCATTTCCTGTTGTATACGGGTATGAAAGGAACGTCCGAAAAGTGGTTTTCCGTTTATCCCTGGATCCAGAATGCAGATTCGTTCCTGAGATCGAAGATCAGCAACAGTCAGATGGACTCCCTGCTCATGGCAATCTGCAAGAACAGTCTGAATGATGCCCAGAAACAGGCGGTCTTGAAAATGAGGCGGATCATCGGTCTGGAAATTTCCGGGCAGATGAAAGGCAACGTCCCTTATCTTGACTTGATGAATTTTCTGGAAGATCATCCGGAAGATTTCAGTGAGTATATGAACAGCAGTGCTTACAGGACTAATCATCATGAACCTTATGAAAACAATAAAGACTCGTCAGTTTTCTTTTTCCAGGGATAAACTGGAATTCCGGGTTCCTGAATCATGGCATGAACTGGATCAGGACCAGTTACGGTACGTCTTTTTTCTGTTGTCTACATTCGATAATCTGACGGTAATTAAGACTTATATGTTCCTGCGTTTTACAGGCATAGAGGTTGATAAGACTATTTCAGGAGGTGTCCGATGCTATATCCGAAAGGGAGAAGCGGGCAAAAGGCACTTTTTCAATCTGGCTACCTGGCAGATTCAGAGTTTGATACATCATTTTGATTTCGTCGGCTCGTGTGATGACATGGATGTGAGGCTGGACAATATCCGTGGGTATCATGCGGTCGACGTTATTTTGAGAGGATTGTGCTTTTCGGATTATCTGAATTGTGAAAAGAACTATCAGAAATTTATCGAAACGAAGCAGCCGAAGTATCTGAACAGGTTAGGGAAAATTCTCTATCGTGATCAGAACAACCGACCTCCGGAAAAGTTTGATTTGACCAATACGGAACAGACATCCGTCTTTTACTGGTATACATCCGTGAAAATAGTATTTGCCAAGCAGTTCCCGGATTTCTTTAAACCTGTACCTGATGGCAAGGTGGAGCAGATCTATTTTCTTAAACTGGCTAATGCCCAGATTCGGGTATTGACAGACGGTGATATCACCAAAGAGAAAACGATTGGAGCAATTGACTGTTGGAGAGCACTGACCGAATTGAATGAAAAGGCCAGGGAAGCTGAAGAATTCAATCAGAAGTATGGAACAAATTAATCATTATGGCAGACTTTGATCCGATAGAATATATCAAGAATATGGCAGAGGCCAATAAACTCTGTAAGGGACTTCAATTTGCGACGGTATTTGCATCCGGTCCGGACAATATTGAGGGTATCATGGCCGACTATCGTAAGGTGGAGAATTTTATTGTCATTGATGATACGACGGATAGCCACGTACACGCCAACGGGTCCGGCTTTTTTGCAAAGTCAGTCTATACGGCCTGGATCCTGGCAGGATATAAATATAATGATGCGGATAACCGTAAGGAGAAAATGAACCTTTGCCGGACGATTTTCAGGCAGTTTCTCTCAAAGATGGTCAGTGATAAAGCACGCATGGTCTATGGCCGTGGAATGTATTATATGAACATAGAGAACATTTATTACCATGAACTCGGACGGTATAGCTTTAACGGTGCAACGGGGCTGTACTTCATGGTAGAAAATGATGTTCCGACCAATTTAGTCTTTAATGCCGATGAATGGGAAAACGTTTGAGACTCCTGTCAAACAGGATGATCTGAATAAATACGAAGTTGGCTGGACCAAGGAGATGATGGCCTACTGGAGG